TGCTGACATCAGTCGAGATGAACAAATTCATGTGGCTACCAATAGTCTGGTTCATACTGAGCTGGGGTATAACATCAGTCCTTCTCTTGATAAACTCCGGAAGGCAACTATCAATTGGGTGATGCAACCTTTGGGTAAATCATCTGACAAACATTTGGACAAACAATTCTGGCTTGCTTCTAGTGATCGCCTTATGTATGAAGGCAAAGCACCTGAACTAGCCGACACCAAAGCAGGACGTATGCCTGCCTTCTTTGAACACAGTAATGTCAATCTCCCCCAATATGCTTGAAGTCTTCGGGATGGAGGCTAGAGCTGTCATGACAGAAATGGAGTCAACTTTCCCACCCGTGACTCCTTGTCCTGACGACACAATTGAAAAAATTATGTACCGCTCTGGTCAACGTTCTGTTGTTGAGTGGCTGAAAACCAAACTCGATGAAGACTAATGGGATTAGAAAGGAATCCATTGGTGCCTACTCAAGAGCACCTTGAATATTTTTATCAAACAGTTCTGCTTCCAAAGTATGCGGATGAGCTTGAAGAAGTTGACGTAGGTGGAGGGGAAACCTCTAAGATTCCTAAGCTTACTTTTAAGCAAAGAATACTTCGGCCAGATGTCACTTTTGAGCGTGGCGGCAATAAATACAAGCCACAAAGAATGTTCTTTAAGCAGAACAAAGGTCGTGCTTTTAAACCTCTTCCTAAACGCTTTCAACAAAAGCAAGTTGACAAGCGTGTTGCTAAGGCAAAAAAAATGCCTAAGCTTCAATTTTCTTTAGCACCCGTCAAGCTTATCAAACCTAACTACGGTAACCCTCCTCAATCGGTATTTAAATAATGGCTAAACTAAGTAAGCAGGAAAGGCTTCTTAAAAGATATTCTAAGAATGGCTTTACTAAAGCTGAAAGAAAACTTATTGCAAAAAAGCTCGGCATTAAACTTGGTCAAGCACGTAAGCTAACGCGTGCGTACGCCAAGCAATTCAAAATTGATGGCGGTCAAACTTCTGCTGGTAATAACAAATCAACTACAAAGAACCCCTTTGGAACTAAGACTACTAGCTATGCTCCTGGGCTAAGTCTTCCTGGTACTAAGAAGCCTAAGACATCTAAGAAAAACCCCTTTGGCATTGAGACTACTAGCTATGCTCCTGGGGTAAGTCTTCCTGGTACTAAGGAGCCTAAGACACCTTCTTCTGGTGATGGGACTACTGGTGGTGGAACTACTGGTGGTGGAACTACTGGTGGTGGAACTACTGGTGATGTAACTCCTGATCTCCAATCTATAATTGACGAAATTTTAAAAAATCAATCTCCGACTCCTGAGTTGACAATTGATCCTAATATTGGCAATCTTCAAAGTGAAGTACAAACTGCCAATACCAATCTTCAAAACCTCCAAAATACTTTTAACGAATCTAACCAAAGGTATCAAACTCAAATCGAAGGTCTTCGCGGAGACATCACTGGTTATGAGCAGCAGATTGGTGACTACCGTGGTCAGATTGATGACATGTCTAATAGGCTCTTGGAGCAAGCACAGAATGCTAGGCAATTCAAACGGATGGATACTGAGTATCTAAGTAACAACACGGCATCTGGTATTAGACTTCGGCGTTCTAAAAAGTTTAGGTCCGGTGACTTTGCTTTAGGTACAGCAGGGCTTAATCGTAAGAATCGTTCTCCACTTCAAATCTCTAATGTGAATCTATGACAATCGCAAAGGAAAGGTATGACGCGCTTTCCTCTACTCGTTCTCAATATCTAAAGATTGCCGAGCAAGCATCTACTCTTACACTTCCTTACTTGGTTCGTGAAGACGAAACCTATAACAGGAGTGCACGTAATCTCATCACTCCGTATCAATCCGTTGGTGCTAAGGGTGTGGTCACTCTCGCATCTAAATTGATGCTTGCTCTTCTGCCACCTCAAACCAGCTTCTTTAAGTTGCAAGTAGATGAGGCGATGCTTGGCAGAATTGCTGATCCCCGCATCAAGTCTGAACTTGACCTTTCCTTTTCTAAGATTGAACGTACCATCCTTGAAGCCATTGCTGCTTCTGATGATCGTGTTGTTGTACACCAAGCTTTAAAGCATTTGGTAGTAGCAGGCAACGTCTTGATCTTTATGTCAAAAGATGGTCTAAAGCTATTCCCACTTAACCGTTATGTGGTCGAGAGGGATGGTGACGGCAACGTATTGGAGATTGTTACTAAAGAACGAATCAGTAGAAAGCTACTTGAAACTGAATACGGCATTGATCCTCTTCCCCCTGTTGATGTAAACACTGACTACAGTAACTCTGAGGACGTTGACATCTACACATATGTCAAACGTGAAAAGACTTCATTTGTTTGGCACCAAGAAGCTTTTGGTGAGATCATCAAAGGCACCAAAGGTAAGGCACCTATAGCTACCAATCCTTGGATCCCTCTCCGGTTCCAAACCGTCGACGGTGAACCGTATGGTCGTGGAAGGGTCGAAGAATTTATGGGTGATCTCCAATCTCTGGAAGGTCTATCCCAAGCCATTGTTGAAGGTTCTGCAGCAGCCGCTAAGGTTGTATTTACTGTGTCTCCCTCTAGCACTACCAAGCCATCTACTTTGGCTAAGGCAGGTAATGGTGCAATCATCCAAGGTAGGCCTGATGACATTGGTGTTGTTCAAGTCGGTAAGACAGCAGACTTTGCTACGGCTTACCAAATGATTCAACAACTTGAACGTCGGTTGAGTGAAGCCTTCCTTGTTCTTACTGTTCGTCAGTCCGAACGTACCACTGCTGAAGAGGTGCGTATGACACAGATGGAACTAGAGCAACAGCTTGGTGGACTCTTTTCTCTTCTTACTGTTGAGTTCCTTAAACCATACTTAGCGCGTAAGCTGAGTGTGTTTGAGAAGACTGGTGAAATACCCAAGCTTCCCAAAGGCATCGTTAATCCTGTTATCGTAGCTGGATTGAATGCTTTGGGTCGTGGTCAAGACCGTGAAAGTCTTGCTCAATTCCTACAGACCATTGCACAGACAATGGGTCCAGAAGCTATTGGTCAGTACATCAACCCTGACGAAGTAGTTAAACGTCTAGCTGCTGCACAAGGTATTGACACACTTAACCTTGTCAAATCTCAGCAAGAGATACAGCAGGAGCAGCAACAGGCAATGGAACAACAACAACAGATGGAACTTACTAAGCAACAAAGTAAGTTTGCTCAGGTTGAACAACAGGCTGCAGAAGCCGCACAACAACAATAACTACTAACCACCCATGGCAGAAACCCTTACTTATCAAGAATCAGAACCTAACACCGAGTCGGTAGTCCTCAACGAAGCTGAGCAAGAGGCGCTTGAAGTTGGTGAGCAAATGGAAAAAGATGCCGGTAATGCAAAGCTTGCTGGCAAATTTGACAGCCCAGAACAGCTTGAAAAAGCTTATATGGAACTGCAATCTAAGCTTGGTTCTAATGAATCTTCATCTCAGCAATCTCCCGTTGATGAACCTCAGGAAGAAACTGAAGCAGAAGAAGAGCCTGAACAAGAGTTTGATTCTAGTTTCCTTGATGAACTCTACGAGCAAGCTCAAGGTGAGCCTTCTCAAGAAACAATCGAAAAGCTGGAGAAGATGGATGCCAGTCAGCTTGCTGACATGTATGTCCAGTATCGACAGCAAGTTGAATCAAATCAAACCACCTCACGTGACTTTACTGAAGAGCAAACCAATGCTCTGTATGGAATCGTTGGTGGTCAAGAACAGTACGGTCAGCTGACTAGCTGGGCATCGCAAAACCTCAGTCAGCAAGAGGTTGCCATGTTTGACGCCGTGATGGAAACCGGAGATCCTAATGCTGCCTTCTGGGCTATCCGCAGTCTTGCTATGCAATATGCAGATGCTAATGGTTACGAAGGTAAACGAATCTCAGGCAAGGCACCTACCTCTGGCGGAAATCAGTTCCGCAGTCAAGCTGAATTGGTTCAAGCGATGTCTGACCCTCGCTACGAAAATGATGATGCCTACCGTGCTGATGTCATGGCAAAGCTTGAGCGATCTGAACTTAATTTCTAATGTCACATCAATCAGACAAGATGGTTGCTTACGTCACACGTTTCCAACCTGAAACTGAAGAAAAAAAAGAAGAGGAAGACACTCCTGAAGAGAAAGAGGAGTGATCGTGTGGGAGGCACCTCAGAGTCGGACCTCCCATGCCTATGGCACTGAGCCCGTACGCGGATACCTCAGCTGCCGTCTAGACGGTGGGATAGACCACACACTTCAAAGCTTTGAAGAGATTGATTCATACATTCTCTTTTTATAATGGCACAACAAAATTCTACGTTGACCACTAGCCTTACACGGCCGGGTCAATCTAACGCTGCGGGTGATGCCCGCGCCCTGTATCTCAAGCTTTTTAGCGGTGAGATGTTTAAAGGATTCCAGAACAACACGATTGCTCGGGATCTGATCATGAAGCGTACCCTGAAGAACGGCAAGTCTTTGCAGTTCATCTACACAGGCCGTACCAAAAGTGAGTTTCATACGCCTGGCAACAGCATTTTGGGCAACTCTGATGGTGCACCTCCGGTGGCCGAGAAGACCATCACCGTTGATGACCTTCTGATCAGCTCAGCCTTCGTCTACAACCTGGATGAAGTCCTCAGCCACTACGACCTGCGTAGCGAGATCTCCCGCAAGATCGGCTATGCACTGGCTGAAAAGTATGACCGGCTTGCCTTCCGTGCTGTTGCACGTGGTGCCCGTCAAGCTTCCCCTATCACCAAGTCTGGCTTCGTAGAGCCCGGTGGTACTCAGATTCGCGTGGGTTCTACCACCAACGATTCTGACGCTTTCTCTTCCTCTGCTCTTGTGTCTGCCTTCTACGACGCAGCAGCTGCTCTCGATGAGAAGGGTGTTTCTTCTGACGGACGTGTGGGTGTTCTTAACCCCCGTCAGTACTACGAACTGATCCAAGCTGTTGGTTCCAACGGCCTGGTCAACCGCGATTCTCAAGGCACCGCGCTGCAAGGCGGCAACGGAATCATTGAGATCGCCGGTATCAAGATCTTCAAGTCCATGAACATCCCGTTCCTGGGTAAGTACGGTACTGCTTATGGCGGTACTACTGGCGTTACCTCTCCGACCAATGTCGGTTCCTTCGTCGGTGAAACCATGGAAGACGCTTCTGGCGCTCAGACTGGTATCAACAACGATTACGGTACTGCCGCTGAAGTTGGCGCCAAGTCCTGCGGTCTGATCTTCCAAAAGGAAGCAGCCGGTATGGTCGAAGCCATCGGTCCTCAGGTGCAAGTCACCAGTGGCGACGTGTCCGTGGTCTACCAAGGCGACGTGATGCTCGGCCGCTTGGCCTGTGGCGCAGACTATCTGAACCCTGCAGCTTCTGTTGAGCTGTACGTGGGTGCTTCTGCTCCTTCTGCATTCTGATTTTATTTATACACAAGGGATCCTTCGGGGTCCCTTTTTTTTATTGAACGAGATCTCTTTATGGCTATCCCTAGTTCACCTACAACTGATCAACTGACTGCAGTAAATGAGATTCTCATGTCTGTAGGCCAAGCTCCTGTTACTCAACTTGAAAACACCAACCCGGACGTTGCGCTCGCTTTTGAAACACTGACCCACGTGTCACGTGAAGTGCAGGCTGAAGGCTGGACATACAATAAAGAATACCACCTAAAATCTTTTGTCCCTGATTCAACTACAAAAGAAATAACTATTCCGACTGATGTGCTGCAGGTTGACCTGTCTAATCATCATGCAAACAAAGATAAGGATGCTGTGCAACGCAACGGCAAACTTTATGATCGTCAAAATCACACATATCAATGGACAGAAACACCCACTGTTGATGTCGTATATTTCTTTGATTGGGGTGATCTTCCTAAACCTATTCGTGACTACATCGTTGCACGTGCAGCGACAATCTTTTCTAGCCGTGTTGTAGGTGACCCTACCCAATATCAACTGTTGAGGGAAAAGGAACAATACAACCGTGCAATGGCAATGGAATATGAATGCAATCAAGGTGACTTTACCTTCTTCGGTCATCCCGAAGGCGGCAACTTCTACGTCAGTTATGAACCCTACAATGCTCTTTATCGACAATAATGGCAAACATCACTCAACAAATTCCTGATTTTCTGGGTGGTGTATCCACGCAACCTGACGATCAAAAGCTTCCGAATCAAGTATCTGAAATTATTAACGGATACCCAGACCCAACCTTCGGTCTTATTAAACGCCCTGGCTTCAGTTGGAAGGCAGACCTTGGATCATCCACCACATATGCTGCTGGTCATTGGTTTTATTTTCGTGTCTCCAGTACTGAAGCATATGTAGGTGTTATTAAGGCACAGCAGATCAAGTTGTGGAACACTGATGGCACAGCAGCCACAATGACAAACAGTACCAGCCAATCGTACCTTAATGGTAATCACAATGATTTTCATGTGATCTCAAGGCAGGATCAAATAATCGTTATTAACAAGACGATTACAACTGCAATGTCGTCAACCAATGTCAGTGGTTCTATTGCAGCTACTGTTGACAGTATTGCTAATCTGCCTAGTGCTAGCTCTAACAGCGGTGCTGTTTATAAGGTTAGTAATACATCTGCAGCAGAGGATGACTTCTATGTCAAATCTGATGGCACTACTTGGAATGAAACGGTAAAGCCAGGCGTATCTCAAGGCTTGGATAATGCCACTATGCCACATAAGTTGGTACGAACAAGTGCCAATAATTTCACATTTAGTGCAATTACATTTGACAACCGTACCGTCGGTGATGATGTCACTAATCCTTCCCCAGGATTTATTGGCAAAAAATTGACATACGGTTTCTTTGCAAACAATCGTCTTGGTTTCTTGGCTGGTGACAACGTCACCCTTAGCCAGCCTGCACGTGGAGAAAACTTCTTCAACTACTTTGTCAATTCAGCTCAGATCCAAACTGAAGCTGATCCCATTGATCTTAAGTGTGTAAGTCTTCGTCCTGTCACGCTGACAGCAGCTGTTCCTGTTTCTCAGGGTGTTGTGCTGTTCAGTCAGCAGCAGCAGTTCATGCTGTTCTCCGACACTGGCATTCTTAGCCCAACACAGGCTGTCATCAAAAGTATCTCCAACTATGAGGTTGACCCTGTTGTAGCACCCGTTGAGAACGGAACCAACATGGTCTTCATTAACAAGACTACTGACTATTGCCGTGTGTTTGGTATGCAGACACAAGGTCAAGGTGCTAGTCCTTTGTTCGTTGACTTAGGGAAAACTATTACACAGTACATTCCTCAGTCAGTGTCATCAATGTTTTCTGATACACAGAACTCTTTCATTGGACTGTACGGGCAAGCAAGTAAAAAGATCTACTACTACAGGTCATACGTTGAGGGTGATCAGACTCTCATGCGTGCCTGGTATAGCTGGGAAATGCCTGGTGATGTGCAGTTCTTTGCGACTGACACAGACACCATGATTGCTGTTGTCAAAGGTGTCGGACAGATGACACTCTTGACTTCCAAGCTCAACGCATTACCTACAAGTACAACCACTGTTAGTGGCAACCCATCATTTGATTTTATGGTTGCTCCTACATCTAAGACATACGACGCAGCAACTAAAACCACAAAGTTGTTTGTTCCCTTTGAGTTAATCCCTGGACTTACACCAATTTGTGTCCAGGATGCTACATCAGGTTCTACAGCGTCTGGTCTTTTCCTTACTCCTACTACCAGTACGTCAGGTGGTAATCATTTTGTTCTTACAGGTAAGGATTATAGTTCTCTAAATTGGAAGGTTGGATACAAACTTAACTTCTCAGTTAATCTTCCTAGACTCTTTTATCGGAGTGGAGAGACTGTTGATTACACAGCCTACCTGACTATTGCACGTATGATGTTTTCTGTTGGTTTGTCAGGCGGCTTGCAGTTTAAAGTGACTGCTAATAACGAAGCAGAAAAAACTATTGCAGGCACAATCTTCAATGCTGGTTACTCGCTGCTTGATCAAGTTCCGATTGAAGACCGTAATGTTTTTACGGTGCCAATTAACCAACGTAATACTAGTTACACTTTAAAAGTATTTAGCGACAACCCTTATATTGTTTCACTGAATTCAGCTATGTGGGAAGGAAACTACTCTACCAAATATTATAGGAGGGCTTGATGAGCGAAAGTAAAAAAATATATAAGGCTAATAAGGAGACACAGCTCTCCAATTATGCACAGGGTCTTAACCGCTTCTATTCGTCTATTTACCAAAATAAGGTAGATAAGCAACTTCGTGACGAACAAGCGAAGGATACTTATAAGGCAAATATGCAGATTCGCAGTATTCGCGAAGATGCAAAACTAGAGGCTTTTGAGCAGTCTGAACGCAACTTTGTTGATCAGCTTATTTTTAATCAACAGGCTGAACAGGAAGCGCTTGAGGGTGAAGAAAAAGTTTTTAATGAACGAATTCTTGCCAACGCATTCGAGACTGATGAAACTAATCTTGCTTATCAAAAGCAAATTATTGATAGCAAGTATCAGTACGATACTGCGCAAAGAGGTATTAAGGATGCTGTAAGGGGTTTCCAGACCAGTAAAGCACTGCTCTCCCTAGGTGCTGAGCAGGAGACACTTCAGGCTGAAAACCGTCAGAAATCTCTGAAACTACGTGAACAGCAAGCTAAAGCTGAGAGCAACACGCAGCAATACAAAAACCGTTTACAAGCACTGCAGGACGAAGGTGCGTCACGTTCACGCGGTCGTGCTGGTAGAACTGCTCAACGATCACT